TAACTTAGAAACCAATTCCTCCCTATGCTTAAGTAAATCAGATAGATCTAAATCTAAAAATTTCTTAGATGAAAAGAATTTCTTTTTATCGAAAGTAAATTCATTAAGATAAGATCATTCATATTTGGCTAGGAATAAACGAGATACCATATCATTAGTTAGATCCATATCTAACCCTTGATGGAGTAACTTTAAGTTAGGATATTCTCCATTCTTTTCAACAAAGAAAATGGCAGAAAAACTACTAACACCAACCATAATCTTTTGAACTTTATAAAACAAGTTTAAAGAGGAAGTTGATAATATTACTTTAGATGATATAATATCACTAAAAGGTATTTTAAAGAAACCTCCTTCATCTGTAAGTATAGTATCCAGAAGTTTAAGTTCCGGAAATGTCATAATATTATAACATATCTGAACTCTATTCTTAAGTATACTAGTACTTCTAATTTGATCCACATATTTTGCAATATCGTGAATCAAAACAGATTTAAAGGTATCCGCATTTAACTCTGAATGAAACCTTTCCTCTTTAGGTAAAATAGATATATCAAATTTTCCTTTAACAAGGTAATTGAATACTACTTTAGTAATGAGACCAGGTTTCAATCAACTAATATCTCGTCCAAAAAAAGCTTTGGGATGTTCTCTAGATGATATCAAAGATAATACATCAGAAATTCTGACAATATTATTTTGAAATAACTGAGTAACAAAACCCACCATAGGATACAGGCGATCCATAGTTTTATCTGTGGATCTCCTATTTCCTATAATTAGCAATTTAAAGAGATTTTTTCCTCATTTATTATTTATTAAGCGAGTAGTTACTGCCAACCTTCCAAAAAAATTATTAGACATTAATAATTCCTTGAAAGATAAAGGAGAAACATCCTTCCCATAATAGGAAGTCCGCTTAGCAAATTCTAAAACAGGAAGATCCTTAGAAATTATAGATTTCGATAAGTTAATAGAAATACCAAGATTATTACATAATACTTGATATTCCCTAGCTATATCTGGATCATATAAACTAAGATCGTCTCCAAGGACAAGATATTGGTCATACCAATCGCCTCTCTTAACCTTATGTAACTTGACAGCTAAATATTGAATCATCATATGATGAGTCAAATTAAGCATTGCTCAAGAAGATAAGGCTCCCATAGGTTGCCCTACAGTATATCGAAGGTTCTGAGATGGAATACTATAATCGTTTTTAGGAATAAAATAATCTCTAGAAACTAATATAGTACTTCAAAGATAACCAATGTTATTACCAAATAAACTATTTAAAATAGTTGACTGAGAAATAACAGGTAATCTATCAGTAGCTGCACTTAGATCAAAACCATAGGAACAATTATACTTCAAGGATAAACCTTGAGCGTATAAAAAACCTGAATTTTGATCATGGGTAAAATCATTAGGAATTTGTTTGAATAAATCAAATAAAACCTTATGTAAAGGAGCAAACAAGGATTGAGTAATAACATCAACCATTGCAAACACCCTTAACTTACCAGCAGCTTCTTCTTTAAAAGAAAGGCTACCTAAATGACCTTTACTATCACTTGGACCAACTATAGAAAACTTAGACTTTAAGTACTCTATATTTTGGAACAAAGTGATTATATTTTTAGAATTAGTGATTTCTAAGTATCTATTAACACTCTCAAATAAGATTTCATCTTGTTTAAGAAGTCAATAGGCGCTTATTAATCTAGTATAACTGACAGATCCTAAAGGAGAAGATTTAACTAAAGGTAAAATCTTAGTTACAATCAAATCCTTAATATTCAATTTAGAAAATTTTGTTAAATAAATGGAACTATTACTAGTTAACCATCAATTAAAATCGTCTAAATGAATACCAGATCCAGAAAAATTATCTGTAATAGTAGATAATTTAGGAGAAAAGGGTACTTTAATTATTCTATATAAAGAAAAAATAGATAAATAAAGCCTTATAATCCTTAAACTACCATTACAAATCGACATTCGATCTGTTAATTTAATAACAGATGGTAATCCCGATTTAGATAATCTAGGAAAGTTATACTCAGGTTCAATCTCTCTCATAGAAGAGAAAGGTTGACCTGCTAACTTTTTTTGAATACATAGTTGAGATGCTTTAAGATATTTGACTGTATATAATTCACCATGATTTTTAACCATTTTGATTAAAAACATGCCAAAATTATGTAACATTCTAAATCGAGGAGTCTCCTTAGTACTAAGAAGTGACATAGTTACAATTCTGTAACCAATCACTTTTAATACTAATAACAAACTTTTTGGGTTTGTTAGTGAGATCATAGAACCTACTTTGTAAGCATCTTTATACAGTTTTAAATTGGAGAAAGAAGACTTTGATAAGTTTTGTTTTTTCATTTAAAATATGTATAAAATTATTCTAATTCTAGTGGTTTCATAAACCTTTCATGAAGAGGATTTATGACCTACATAGAGTAGAATCTTTGTGTATGACATATGTCATTTTAACACAGATGCAAATAAAGTGATCCTAGTCTGCGGTTCCTTAAAAAAGGGACAGAAGACCAAAGGGTACCACCCGTTTTAGTTAAGTCGAAGACTTAAGCTCTAAAACTATTATTTCGAAAAACATAATTCAGTATTTATATCCAAGGATATAAATCCAGTAAAACGTTTAACCAAGATAATCTCTTGGGATTTCCGTAGAGTCTGTTGAC